GCATCCATTACGTGCTGCCGCGGTCTTAATGTATCAAGATAGCATCGTGCTAACGTTGCCTGGGTTCTTCGATAAGAACCTGCTATTAAAAGCTTACCCTGGGGTGGTGCAGTTTCAATAAAGTTATTGATCAGAATTGCAGCATCATTTAAAGCAATTTGAATCTTTTCCTGATCAATGTAATTAGCAGTAGGATTGTCGATATTAGAAAGCTCTAAAGCTTCTGAAAAACCGAAGATTTTTACAAAATAATCTACAGTTGCCGGGTCACAATTATTTGCTGAACCATATTTATCTGGAAGTGGCTGTACCATTCTTATTCCTTTGATTCTATCTTAACTTTAAACAGGTTGGACAATTTTATTCTTTAAAATAAAAACCCGCAGAGAATTACTCTCTACGGGCTTGACTTAAATTAAGATGACCATCTTATTGATCGTTTTCTTTGAGATTATTCAGGAGCAACAATGTTGTTCAGCAAAAAGCCTGCACCACATTTTCCTGTCTCTCCCATCCCTACTAACTCAAAACTACGCTCAATTAAAATATCACCTGTAAATACACGCATTATATTACCCATAATGTGTTTATCATTATGTTCTGCATCTTATCTTGATTATACATGCAGTTTAGACTATATCTTTGACAAATTTTAACCAATCTTTATCTTTTAAGGGATTCCAACCTTCTTTTTTAATCATTTTATAAATATGACAAAAGAGAGTTTCTTTTAGGCCGGTCTTATATACATTATTATACTTTTTAGCAAGAGACTTATACCCTCTAATATCTGGGCTATTTTCCAGTAGTTGTTTTATCTCAACTGCAGAAGCCCATACTGTTTTATTTTTGTTATTGGGATTGTTCCACGGGCGCGTACCATACATCCCATTCTTTTCCCCAGACGTTTTGTGTCCGTTATTGAACATCGGATTATTGGCACCAGATAGTTTTTTGCTTACATTACTTCTCCACGCCAAAGTCTGATTTGAATTTTGCTTACCCGGGGGAAATCCTGTAGACACACATTTAATATTATAGAGCCATTTTTGACCCCAATATTTATTAATCCACATATCCTCTAAATTTCTTAATTCTTTTTTGCTTTTTCTACTATCCGTATACTCGATGTCTATTTCTATAGAGTCTACTATAATCCAAAAGAATTTGTCGGGTCTTTTTGATAACGCAGCATAGAAATGTCCTTTATTTTTATTCTTTTTTGCGTAAGCAAGGTGTTGCTTTCTTCTTTTATCTAATCCCTGAAAAGTGCTACCAAAATAGCATTTTCCATTAACTCTATCGTGTGCCATATAAACATATAACGTTTTTGTTTGATTAGTTGAATTTGTCATCGGGGTTTCGTGGGTAGATTATTACTTTGTTAGTTCACTACCTAGTCGTTCGACCTTCTTTCTACACGACTAGACAATATAAATATTTTAAAATATTTATATTATTTTGTCAATTCAAAAGCTTGGTACGGAATTATCTTGCTGTAATTACAGCTTCAAGTAAGACTTTTTCCGTTTATCCCGATTTAATGAGCGCAGTGTTATTTACGCTCGACGTTAAAACGCTCTGGAGTAGCAATAGGATACCCCTGCAAGGTATACGAATACGCAAAAGCAGGATTTCCATAATTAGCATCTAATGCAGGCTTAAAGCCATCAGTAGAACCGCTTGGGTGATAGAATAATACCGCCACGTTATGATAAATATCTACTAACTTACCAGTAGCGGGATCTAATTTCAATCGGCGGGCAACACGAATTTCGTCAAGACCGAAAATATTAGCAAGAGCTTTTTCATCGATCAAGACGCCGCGCTGCATAAAGTCCCGAATGCGTTTATTACGTTTTAGCGCATTAAAGCCATCAGGACTGATTACAAGTTTGTTGGGATAAATCCCAATCTGCCGACGTACTTGCTCTTTACAATCATCCAAAAGCATTTCAACATCGGATGTTGCACTATTAAACGTATCTACACCACTATTATAATTAGTGAGATCTAATACGTTAGTAGGTTCGTACAGGGTGGGGTTAGTAACTTGTTCAGCTACGTGTACCTCCCAACTCTGCATTAACCGATTCGAAGCATCTTTTGCTGCAAATTGGCGTAAGTCGATTTGTGCAGCTCCATTTTTAGCCTCGGCTGCCACTTCTTCGGCTCAATTATGTTATCATGCAGACTTTTTATTCTGCATTTCTGCGTGTCACCACACAGTTCAGACTATATCTTCATACAATGAACTTATTATATGATGGGCGCTCGTGGGGATATTATTGTTAGGCTCAATCCCTAGTCGTTGATCTTTATATACTCCCTTATCCTAAGTATATAAAGATGCTGATTATCTCAACGTATTATATCGCGAGACGTTCCAGCAATTCACCCATTTTTAATTCTATGATTTCATCTTCAGTGTATATTCTATTTTTTCCAAGAATAGACTTATTTTTTATCTCTATTCTTTCTATAGAAAATCCTTTCAATTTTTTATAATTAATAGTACCCAAAGATGATGCCCAATTATTTAGTGTTTTTTGATTAATATTAAGCTTTAATGATAATTCTTTTAACCCTAAACAGTAGTAGATTTGATTAGATGCTGTTTTTATTTTCCAAACTTTTCTAGCTCCAGAAGCATTTTGTGCTGCTTTTTTAGCTCTTTTTGTATCAAAAAATGTATTACATTCACCCCTTCTGGATTTTTCCGCAGTGATTTTACCCCCTAAAGACTTTAAATCTTTAGGAATATCATTTACGCTAACAGCACCATTTAATCCAAAAGATACCGAATTAAAATTTTTTATCCAAAAGATTTCTCTTTGTAACAAATTAGTCTTTGTTTCTTCTAATATCAGAAAATAGAAATTCTCTAATCCATATTTATGAAAAGCTTCTGTTAATTGTCTAGCTCCTGACCTTTTGGGGTTTTTAATATGCTCGTTCCATCTTGAAAAGATGTTAGTGCTCATACCAATGTATATAAGATTCAAGTTGTTTTTATGACAGATTAAATAAATGCCACTGACTTCTTTAGTTAAACTTTTTAAATCATTATACTTATAGATCATAAAATATTAATCAAAATGTACATAATTAATTATATCATAGAATCAGGAGACTGCTTAGTTAATCTCCCAAGAAATAGCTTCCTGACGGAGCGCAAAAGAACGTGTACCGAAATCGTTTTGGATCTTTTGGATATTGCTGCCAGGACTACGCAAAAAGGTCTGCGCTGCAAATGCTTCTTTCCCAAATACCAGTGTGCGTCCGGCACGTTGGTTCATGGATACAGAAGGAGCAAAAAAGGTAGAAACCCCCTCTGAATTTTTATAGCCTTGTGCGAGTTGCGTTAAGCATCTGTTACAGAAACTAAAGTTTCTGGATAGTGCTTTTTATCACTATCTCCCGGCCTTTCGGCAAAAGAGTTATTAGCTCTTCGGGTGTCGGGCTATATCATCAACCAGCAATTTTACTGGTTGGTAGGCGCTCGTGCGGGATTATTTCACCCGTAGCCTCTGGAGCTTCTCAGATTAATCTGAGCTTGCCTGCTGATTATCTTTATCTTGGGTTTCTAATACTATCCATCCCTTACAAGACCTACTTTTATTTGTTTTTGTTTTAGGGGCGTTGGCAATATTGTAGAGTCTAGATCTAACTTCCTCCAACTCTGGATAAGTCTCTACTATCTCTAAAACGGTTTTGTTTATCAGAGAAATATTCGATAGAGTATTAAACCAATCATACCTAACTCCTTTGTAATTATTTCCTTTTTCTCCCTTTGAAGCTTCACTTAAACTCTTTTTATGATCTTCAGTAAGGGGGACTCCCTTATGAGCTTCTGATATTTTTCGTTTGGTTTCCTCTGATAAAGGACTCCTCTTCCTACTTTTGCTTTTTTCTCCTATTTTTCTTTTAGACTCTTCCGTATGTTTTGTCCCAGTTTTAATTTCTCTTAATTTTTGTTTTGTAGCCTCAGTATGCTTTGTTCCCGCCCTAGTAAATCCATTTGCGAGATGATTTGCTTGATTAGCAAAATGGGGATTAGCGGCAACGTTCCAAAGTTTATGTAAATAAGCCTCATGCACAGAAGCCTCATCTATTGTATCAAAAACCCCCAGAATTATTTTAGACTTATTTTTATTCTTTTTAAAATCTTGATTTAATGGAGATTTTTGGGTTCCCCAATATCTATCCTCTTCTGGAGTAGTATCTTCGGGGCACATCCGATGCCCGATATATCCTAATCCCTCTATACCTTTGTCTGTTTCGTATGAGTAGTAAGTATAAAAAACCACAGCCAAGATAAATTATAATATAATAAATAATTATACCACAGATTTCCAGCAATTCACCTACTTATCACTAAATTATTACTAATTTAGGCGACCTTATTTGATCGGGTCAATGACCCTTACGGAATCTAAATTAATCATGTTTGTTTCTATATGAAATTGTCAAGGTTCAACAGACATAGCGAAATAACGGAGTATGCCTATTCCGTTTGAGAACTATTATTAGA